TCATGCCAATACACTTCATCATCACTTATCAATTTGTATTGAGGATCACTTGATAAAGTTGTCTTACCAGTACCACTGAGGCCAAACATAAGATTAGTAGTGTCATGGTATGTAAATGCAGCACAATGCATAGGTAGTTTATTTTCTTCTGGTAGTTCAAAACCAAGAATACTAAACACACCTTTCTTTATCTCACCTAAGAATGTTGTACCTGCAATCAACATTTCTTTCTGATCGAGATGTACATATATTGTAGGTTCCATGTTTATTTCTGTATTATGAATGATACGCCAATCTTCATAATGTTCAGTTGGATCATCCATAACAGTAAACATGTTACGTACAAACTGAGCATGACGATCATCATTAGTCAATACAGTAAAACATCTACCAGAGGTGTAGAATGTTAAATAATGTTTATATTGATACTCATTAAGATCTTCAAACAATTCAAAGTAATCTAATTCTCTTCCAATCTTATTATACTTGGGTCGGCTGAGATCCAAATACCTTGTCTTGTTACCAAAGAAGAATTTGTTCTCTGGACTACGTCCCGTAGGCTTAGTTGTTATCTCTATGTTTGGCATAATTATAATCCATTATATTTTCAACGACTTGGTCAAAGTCATCAAGTTTCAGCATGTTAGGTCCATCAGAAGGAGCATTGTCAGGATCTGAATGAACTTCTATAAAAAAAGAAGAAACGCCAAGAGCGGACCCAGCACGACACAGACCAGGAACATACTCACGATTACCACCAGAGGAACTTCCTCGTTCACCTGGTAGCTGGACTGAGTGCGTAACATCATAAACAAATTTGTCACCAAGACGATCGAGAAGATACTGCATGCCAGCGAAATCATTAACAAGACGTCCGTAACCAAAACTTGTTCCTCTTTCTGTTATCCAGACTTCTTTGGCTTTTTCAGTCTTAGATAAAATTCCTTCTATGTCCCATGGAGCCATAAACTGGCCCTTTTTGATATTCACTATACAATCAGTTCGACAAGCTCTTTGAATAAGATCTGTCTGTCTTGATAGAAATGCTGGTATTTGTAACACCTCTACTATATCATGTATGTAATGAACGTCTTCCACATTGTGTATATCTGTAACAATCTTAACATCCATTGTTTCTTTGATTCGTAAAAAATCACCAACGGTGTCGTGTAAACCTAAGCCTCGTTCTCCATTCACTGAAGTACGATTGGCTTTATCATAACTTGCTTTGAAGTAATATTCTATACCATACTTATCACACACTTGTTGACAATGCTCAGCTATCTCTAATGATTTAGCTAAAGTCTCGTGTTGACAAGGTCCGGCTATAATTTTCATATTAACCTGCTACTGCTATTGTAAATGCCATTAGACCAAAACCAATTATATTACAAATGAAAAGTTGTACGGGAAATTGTTTTAGTAATGGTTTGTGGAAATCAACAAGTCTAAAATCTAGTGGCATTCTCCAAGGTTTTTTCTTACTCATTTATCTAACAAATCTTTCATTGCTGCATCCATAAATATTTCTCTTCTACCATCTGTACCTATTTGTGTATCAAACATGTCCTTTACTCTTGTTAGAAGAACACTTGCTAACATAAGAATTTCTTCTCTACTATCACACATCATTATCTGCTGATCAATTGGTTTCGCTAGCTCAGCCATTCTCTCTAATGTATTTTTATCCGACATTATTTTCACCTATTACGTTGTTACTATACACATAATGTAAAGCATTGTTTGCTTCTACTTCCATTGGTCTATTCTCATACCAGTTACCTGTACCTCTATCAAACTCAAGGCAAAGATCTACTATTTGTTTAGCTGTGATTGGATAACCTCGATATACAGCATTACCAGCTATACCAATCATAATAGCATACATCTTACGATACCAACCTTCTCCAGATATAGTCATATACTCTGAAGCTAACTTCTTTGGCCAGAATGGACAATCACTATAACCTGTCCATGTGTAGTTAGTATTACTTAACTTTCCTTTGCGGTGTTCTATTACTTGCTCTTTCCAAGCAGGTGGTAATCTATCTAAGAAGTTTGTACTATTTAGCTTCTCACTATACTCGTGTTTAGCCATCAATAGATCAGGGTCTATATCTACACCACTTGTATTAGAGAATATAAAATTATTAGCACCAGAATAACATGCAGGAACGAAATACATCCGAGATAGGTCTTTAGTTTGACGATCTCCGATTGCCTCTGTCTCTGTGTTAAGAGCGAACCAAAAGTGTTTGATTCTAGTTGCTTCAACCGGAGATACAAGCGGGAATACCAATCGGAACTTAGGTACCAGATCACTACTGCTTGCAGTACTATAACAAATATAATTGAAACTACCATACCGTTGTCTAAGTTCATCTTCTAGTTCTCCTTCAAACGTAATATCGTCAACATCAATAGCAGCCCAAGACTGCCAAGCAAGTACATTCTTGTTGGATCTAGTAGTACCAGCTTTATATACAGCCGGCGAAATAAGTTCAGCATCTCGTTTCCCTTTCAATGGCCTTTCTGATAATTTATATAGAAACTTAGAGAACTGATCCCACGTATCAAAGTCAAGTCTTCGGTGAGTCTTGTTATCATATTGATTCTTGAATATAGTTAGTGCATAAGTCAAAGAGCTCAGAACCACTTTTGAAAAAGTATTAGAACACCTGCCAAGGCTACAAAACCAATTGCATGCCAAAGATAACTTTCAATTAGTAAATATATTTCCATCAGAAAAAGGCCTCCAAAGTAGCTTTAGGTTCATCGTCCCAACCTACAGCATCAAGAATACTACGGATCGGTTCAAGAAAAGATTTCTCATACATCTTATTATAGTCAATAAATCTATGAAGGTCAAGCTCTTTAGGTAAGTTTAATGTATACGATATAACATTATCTTTGATGGGGTTGGGTGACTTTAGATATACAAACTTAATCTTCTCACCATTCTTAACAGTCTCAAAGTTATTTAATCCTTTCTTAGTAAGATAGTGATTGTATTACAGAGCACCTCTCACGTGGATAGGACACGCCTTCTTGTATATTGTCTTACGATCTTCCCACTTCTCTACATCCGATACACCACGAGGAAATGATACATCTTCTGGTGGTAGTTGAGCAAACTCTTTCTTGAATTCTCTAATAAACTTCTGAGTAGCTTGTTCACCATCATCAATAATAACTCTGAAGATCTCTTTGAACTTATCTCTACAGATCTGAGGAGTAGATGACTTTACAGCTTCGATACCCATAATCTTTAACTTAGGTGTAGTATACTGAACACCTTCGTTATTGTGTACGTTGAGGATATATCGTTTCTTTGCAACCCAGATACCCTTATCTGCAATAACCTCACGAGCCATCTCCATACGATTCTCATACACATTCATCTTTTCTGCCAGCGCTTGATATGCTCTAGTCAACACTGCTTCAAAATGATGGCTCGAGATTCTATCTATAAACTTGACAGGATCTTTAGGATTGAACTTATTGATTAGACCTTGCATCTTAACATACAATGAGTCAGTATCAATAGCTATGATGTAATCTTCATTAGTACCTAATAACTTATTCATCTCAGCATTGATAGCTTGCTCTGCCCAACGAATAGATAGTTGTCCAGAAGTAGTGATAGCTTCTGCAACTCTATGATCAAAATATCTAAAGAAGTTATTACCTAGAGCACCATACAATGAGTTCATAAGAATCTTGATAGACATTTGTTGATTGTGTAGAGTATTGATCTCATTCTCTAACTTCTTAGTCTTACCTTGTTCATACTCTTGTTGAGCTTCTAACATACGATTCTTGATAGTTCTACGCTCATCATAATATTGTTTGATTACTTTTGGAATAATACCTTCTGTTACTTTAGAGAACCGTTGACCAGATGCAGCCATAGTAGAATCAATGTCATTCTTAGCTGCAGTTCCATCTAACAACTTATCAACAGTAACACCAGGAACTTTACCTTCTATCAATGTCTCTGGTGACATATTATATTGGACAATAATATTAGGATATAGAGAGTTAAGGTCAAAGGATGCAACCCACTGATTCATTCCAACTTCTGGATCTTTTACAAATGCTCCAGGATAAGGAGTCTTTGTTTGAGCTATCTTAGGTGGTACAGCAATCTGTTGTTTATGTAGTATACGATAGATTATAGAGTCCCAGATAGATGTAGTACCAAAAGTCTCTGAATAGTTAACACCACCTCTATATGCCATAGTCATAGCAAGAGTAATCAATCCCATCTTTTCTTCTAATCGTTCAATCAGTTGAACATCTTTCAAGTTATAGTCAATGTATAACTGATGGTCAGCATTGTATAATGTTTGCAAGTTACCATGTTCTTCGTATGATAGTTTCTTATCACCAAGAACAACAAAAGCAACATGATCTAGTTTGTATGATTCTAATGTACCATAACTATATCCAAACTTACGGAATAGATCATAGTAGTCAAGTTGTTGGATACCTAACATCTCATATGCAACATTAGTACGACCTGCTATAACAATATCTCTACGATCAACAACACCCCATGGAGAGAACTTCTTGTAAACATCTCCACCTATAATATTGTTGACTCTGTTTATAAGGTAAGGTAAATCAAAAAGCCGAGTATTCCAACCAGTAACCACGTCGGGACACGTCCTACTGTCCGACCAATATTGTAACCAAGAAAGTAGGAGGTCGACTTCGTCCTTGCATTTAGTATATTGGATAGCTTTGACACCATCGACTTTGCATTCGTTTTCTTCATAATCTTTCAATCCCCATACACGGTATACATCATCTAGATTACTCTTATGTGTTATTGCAACTACAGGATGAGCTGCATCAGCAACAAAAGGAAAACCATCTTCAGAGTGAACCTCAATGTCTAATGATACAACATTGACTTTCTCTCTTTCAAACTTTATATCGTTTGGAAATCTATCTGTGATGTATTGAGTTACGTAATTTGTTGTTCCATATATTGGATAGTTATCTACACCCTCATACTGCTGAGCCCACTCTCTTGCGTCACGCATAGTATCAAAAGTCTTAGGCATCACAGGTTGGTTCTGTAGATTATTCCAACCAGTTTCTTTATCTGTATTATGGAAGAGTGTGGGTCCATATTGGATCTTCTTCTGGATCCTCTCACCATCTTGAAACCCACGATACAAGATGTTGTTACCATAACGGTTAACGCTTGTGTAAAAGTTCATATTCCCTCCGAACTTACAATCAGCTTACATTATACCACAATTTTGGAAAGGGGGCAACGCCCCCTTGTCCTATTGCAACTTCTTCAGTTCCATCATACAACTCTTAGATTGCTCGTGATATCCCAGACGCGATAGTTCTACCGCTGCTCGGGAATATCCTATCACCATTGTAGTCCGATCTAACGAATCCCACAATGAGGAGAAGGGCGATAATATGAAACGTCTTATAGTTGACATTCATACCCACCCTTTCAAGTTATCATTAGAACCATAGTCTTTGACTAATCGATAAGATGGATCACCCATAGCTACTCTTTTAATGTCTCCTCGACCTATACCGATATCGTTTAATTCTCTATCGTTTAGTTTCGAAAGCTCATTAAATGTGTTTCTATAAGATTGTCTGTTACGTAGTTTCTGTAAGAAGTTGTTTACTAGATTTGTCATTGTTTACCTCGTTTTGACCAATTTTGATTTTACGAGGACGCTTCTCTTCTGGTAGGATGACTTCTAATCTGACTGTCAAAATCCCATCCATCATGTCTGCTCCAGTGACTTCTGTGTATTCGCTTAGACGATACGATTTCTTAAATTTACGAGCACTTATACCTTTATGAACGTAACTATTTTGATCGCGCCTTTGTGGTCTATCACCTGTGATAGTAAGCACGTGATCTTTTACTTCAATGTCAATATGATCTTGATTGAATCCTGCAATTGCAAGTTCAATATCATATTTCATATTGTCGTACTTAATTACGTTATGTGGGGGATAAGTATCTTTGGCGTGACTGTGTATTGATTCCAGTTGGTCAAAGATGTGATCGAAACCTAAAAATGCGTTTCGTGGATATACGAAATTACCTGTCATGTTTACCTCCTATGACTAAGCAAGGTTAAATGTGAACCCCAGTCTTCTGGCGGCTCACCTTTATATATAATATTTAATTTTTAGAAGTCAACGGTTTGGTTATTTATTTCCAATATTATATTTTGGACATAGTTCCCATTGATTCTTTTCTTTAAAAGGTATGATCTTGATTTGTCTTAGAGGAGCTAATGGCTTAGCACTAGTTGTATCTTGTATATCAACTAATCCCCAATCAGACATTAAAGTTGCAATAGTGTTACGACGAGCTAAGTCAGTATCTTCTAAGTTAGCTTTCTTACCATCTAACAAAAATAATTCTTTAAAATGTACAATGAAATATCTACCTTGTTTGTGTAGAATATGACATGATTGGAATAGCTTTTTTTCTTTACGAGATGCTACACCTATTCTTGTCAATGTCTCTCGAACCTTTAGAAAGTCATCTGGTTCACTGAGAGTGATCTCCAGCATAGACGCTGGACTCCATTCAATATTACTTTCTTCCACCTTGATCCACCTTCTGTCTTATTATATTTATTTGGTCAGGTGACAGAAGCGATAATGCTTGCTTGGCTTTTGTATTGCTATAACCATAGTATTTCTTTACCACTTCAATATCACTAATAGGATCAGTTTTGATCCATTTACTAAATCTTCTCTTTTTTCTTATTATATTTAGTAAAAAGTGATATTGGAGCTTATCATCTAAATGATGATATTGGTTCATTACATTAGCAGCATGTATACAGTCAGGGAAATAACTAAGAGAGCGCAGAGTATGGAAACTGCTATATCCTGTTCCAGGTTGTTCAGCTTGTTGAGGATCGAAAAGATCTTTCTTCGTATACGTGATAGAACTGACATAATCAAACGGGTTCATTAACAAATAGTCTTTCTATTGACTTCAAAGTTTCAAATGTATCTTCTGGTCCAGTTACTGGAAAGACACGATTAGGAAAACCTTCTAACTTAGATGAGAAAGGATAATCGTTTCCACCAGGTTGTGTATCATCACCAAAGAATATAATACTATTATACAACTCTTTTAGTGGTTCGTAAACCTGTCCTTTATCTTTTCCTACTTCACTGATATCTATACCAGTCTCACCAGCTATCTGAGCACTAAATGTTTTAAACATTCCATTGAACTCATTTGCAAGTTCTTCTCTTTCTCCATACTCAAGATCATATTCAATGTATTCTTCTCTTTGTTCTCTAGTACATCCTCTACCCAAGATAGAGAAGTTCATCATTCCAGCACGAAGGTCAACATGTTTATTTCCTGTTCTATGAGGAAATCTACTTTCAGCTAACTTTTGTTTACACCATCTTAACATTAACTTAGGTATATCAAACTTAGCTGATGATTTAACTAATTCATCATTGATCCATAGTTCGTTTCCAACACACTGATAACATCCTTTTACTACTTTGGTTATCTCACCAAGCTGATCCTTGGTCTTAGGAAAATCAGATCCTGTTAGAATATAAACATCAGTTTTCTTTGCAAACTCTAATAAAGTCTCAGCATGTATTGGATCAATCTTTTCTCTACTTGGAGTCAATGTTCCATCCACATCAAATACTAGACAGTTGTCTTTCTTTGTTTCTGCTATAGCATCTGTTATTCTTTTACCTAGATTCTCACCAGTTAACTTTCTTGTATCGATATCTTTGTTGACCCACACATCATGTCCAGGTACACGCCAATACAACATAGGAACAGTCCTATGCCCTCTCTTTTTCATAAATGCTTTTGCTTCTGCATCTTTAGTAATATCGATAGTTTGAAACCCTTCAGCTTCATCCATCTTACTCAGGATACGCTTAAGAATCTCACAGAAGTGACATCTAGGTTGAGTATACAATATTAACATTACTTAAATTCTACATTTGCCATAATCTCAGTCATACAAGCTACTACGTTGAGTTCATGGTCTGCCACGAAGGCGTTCTTATATTGATAGTCAGCCAATATTAATACTAGTTGAGGAACACTATGAGATTCAACTTTATCAGTCGCAAGATCATACAATCCTCTGAATATGGCTGCTGCCTCTGTATCTATATTATTTACTACCCACGACCTCATAGCCTTGAAGTTTTTTTCTTTTAGATGAGTAACGAGCTGACTATAATCGCAGACATCTCTAACATCATTACTACCGATATGACCACTAATTGATCTTCTCTGAATTTCATTTAGCACTCTCCTCCAGTCTGGTGCATGTTCAAGAATAATACTAGCTATCGCAGGAGTTTCATAAGATACGTTCTCTTTATTTAGGAGTTCTTTAACTCGCTTTAGAAACAATCCTGCTAGTTGAGATAGTTCTTTTTTAGTACAATTAAACTCATAAACTCCACAGCGAGAGTGCAATGGAGTTATAATCTTATTCTTAAAGTTACATGTTAATATAAAACGACAGTTGTTAGCAAACTCTTCTATAAATCCACGAAGAGCAGGTTGAGTAGATTGAGCATTAAGATAGTCAGCTTCATCTAATATAACAACTTTGTATCCACCTTGTAAGGATACTGATGAGGCAAACTGTTTGATCTTGCCTCGTAATGTATCAATGTTACCTTCTTCTGATCCATTGATAACAATATAGTCACAACTAAGCTGTTCACACAAAGCTCTTGCAACAGTTGTCTTACCAAGACCAGCAGTCCCAGTAAACAACATATTAGGGAGTTCACCAGAATCTAAGACTCCAGTGAACATAGATTTTAGTGATTCGGGAAGTATACAATCAGCTATCGTCTTAGGACGATACTTCTCAACCCATAAGAAATCATTCGACATTTTTTATCCTTCATAGAGATGTTCATTATATAATAAGTCGGATAAGATGTCAATTACTTTTTCTTTTCTGGTTCAGCAGCTGCTGCTTGTGCTTTCTCTTGTTCGTGTTGTTCACCCATCTGGATGATCTGAATACACTGATCACGTAACTGACCAATTGTAGACAGCTCTTCACCTTTGAACCCACCTCGTTGAGTAATTGTATCAATCACAGCAACCATACTACGTGATGCACGAGTTGCAACATCAAAGATAGGGTGGTCTGTATTTTCTTCTGTCATATTATGCTCCATAAGTTGATGACTTTTCTAATGCAATCCAGTATCGAATTTTATTCTCAGTATTAGTAAACTGAGAGATGAAATCAGAAGATAAACTAACATCATAATTACCTGGTAACATTTTCAAGTTACTAATATTGATAATCATGTTAAAGTTATCTTCAGTAAACTCTCCATCTACATCGATAGAGAACGTATTAGATGTAGAGTTCTCTGGATCAACTACAGAGAGTCTTACTACACCACTACTACTAGAAACAGCAAGAGCTGTATGCTCTAACGCAGACGCTGCTCGCTTGATCCTATTTAGTGTATCATTATCTAAGGTAAATTTAACATCCTCGCTAGATAGTTGTATATCTTTAGAAGGAGGTCCTGTCAGCATTTCTATATCAGAATAGAAATATTTAATCTGAGTACGACCTGTTGAATCACCTATAGTAACATAGTTATCTGTAAAGTTTAATCTAGGCACATCTACAAGACTCAACACATTAAGAAATTGGTTGAGATCATATATACCAAAGTCAATTGGTAAATCTTCTAATATATTAGCAGAGGCTAATACATTCTTAGCTTCTGATATAGTCTTCAATGTATTACCTTGCTTGATAACTATATTAGAGTTAATCGAAGCAAAGTTCTTCAATACCTGAAGTGTTCCTTCACTTAGTTCCATTATGCAGCATCCTTCAGTTTGCTAAAGTTTTTATCTTTGATAAACTCAATCTTATTAGCAAATCTACCTTCTAGTATTTCACCTTTATGAGAGATTACAAAGACGTTTGTTTCATCTCCAAGACTATAGATGATTTTCATTAGATTGTCAACACCATCGTGATCTAGACTTGAGTCAAACGTCTCATCTAAGATCAATAGGTTTGTTGCAACACTGTTCTTCATCTTGGCTATCTGTCTCCACGTGAACAGTAATGCTAGATCTATACGTTGCTTCTCGCCTTCTGAAAATGAATCATATGTGAAGTCATCTCTATGACGAGATCTTATAGTCTCATTAAATGCTTCATCTAGATTGAAGTGTACGAAAAAGTCTAGTATTTGTAGATACTGATTACATAGTTTGTTTATAACAGGTAGATACTGTTTGATAATCTTAGTCTTGATGCCTGTATCTTTCAACATAGCAGCAATCACTTGCCCATATTGAAAGTCCTCATTTAGTTTTAACTTTACTTCTACTTGTTCATTACTTTCGTTGATTAAGTTAGTAAGATCATTATCTGCAGCTTCTATATCTGCCCCTGCACCTATTTTGTCTATTTCTTTCTGAGTACGATCTATAGCTTCTTGGAAGTTACTGATAGATTGATTATTGCCATGTATATCACTTTGTGACTCTTGACATTGTTTTATTACTTCTTCTACAGCACTGAGAAGTTCTGTCTTTGTCTGTAATGTTTGGTCAGCTGTCTCTATGGCAGCACTAAGTTCTTTAGCTTTTGTTTTACCTTTGGATATATGTGATTGTTTAGTTTCTTCTGTAATAGGTTGAGTACATGTAGGACATGCATCATTGTCTTCAAAGAACTTAACATCTTTCACTAGTTTCTTTATATCAGCATTGAACTTAGCTTTGTATTGATTCAATCCTTGAATAGATGTGGTAGCATTTTCTTTCTGCTCTGTAGCAGATGATAAATGATCTTCTATCCAAGCTGACAATACCATATTATCTGATTGTAATGTATCGATCTTGCTACGGTGATCTTCTATTAGTTTTAGTTTTTCTTCTTTAGCTTCTTTGTTTATTGCTTTTATATCTTTTATGTACTTCTTCTGACTATCAATACGTGTTTTACCTAATTCAATCTGATGACTAATATCTTTTATCTTTTCTCTTAATGAAGACATCTGTTCTTTCAGCAGGCTATTCATCTTAGAGAATACATTAATATCCAGAAGATCCTCGATAACATCCTTTCGATGGTTTGCACTGAGTTGCATGAAAGGAATGAAGGAGGATGACCCAAGTACAACAATCTGGTGAAAGCTCTTATGATTGAGCTTCAAGATGTTTTGCTCGAGGACCTTCTGGTACTCTTTGGCATGTGAGTCTTGATTGATCATTACACCATTCTTCCATATCTCAAAGATATTTGGTTTGATGCCTCTTATGATCTTAAACTCACTACCAGAGACTGTGAATACTACCTCTACGATAGTACCTTTTTTGTTTATACTGTTTATTAACTGATTCTTACTAATGTTCCTATGTGCTTTGCCA